GACGCCATTCCCGTAAAAAGTATTTTCATTAGTATCAATCCTAAAGTGTGGGGGGCACCAGCAACGGTACCCCCCAACAACTAGTTAGAAGGGTGCATCCTCTGATGTAGCTACAGGAGATGCAGGCGCTGGGGCTGGCGCTGGAGCAGGTGCTGGAGCTGGAGCAGCAGCAACTGGAGCAGCAGTCGCAGTGGATGGAGCGGCAGCAGCAAGAGGGTAGTAGTTCTTGATCTCGTTGCTTGGCTTGCCCTGGTAGCTGCGGAGTGCAACCTTGCCACGGAAACCACGTCCCAACATTGCCTGCTCTACTTGAGCAGGAGTCGGGCTAGCTAGCCAGAACTCCTTGCTTAGACCTAGAGCAGCTCCCTTTGCAAAAAAGATGTTCATAGCGGTCTCGTTATCTGGAGTTACTACCCACTGGTCCCAGACACGACGCTTGTCGTGTGGGCCACCCTGTACTTCATTAGTTAGCTTAAACATAAGCTTTCCGGTAGAAGCGGTAGTTGCCTGAGCCTCTACTACCTTAAAGTTGTAGTCACCTTCTGGTAGTGGCTCGTAATTAGTCTTTGCAGCAGCGTCGCCAGCCTTCTGGACGAGGTCTGCAAAATTGATGTTACTCATCGGTTATTAACCTGCCTTCTTGTTTGTTGTTTCTGCCTTCTTTTCACCGAAGACCATGTCTAGCATGCGTTCGACACCAAGGTCTTGCTGCTCGACTACCTTACCTAAACGACCCTGGACTCGCTCACCGGCTTCATACTCAGGGGTACGCTCTACATACATGCGACGTACCTTGAATGGTGCCTGAAGTGGATCTGGATTTGGCATCGTTTCCACTGTGATTGCGCCCAAGATGTCATAGAAATATGGGGCTTGAATTGCTAACTGACCCTGCAGGTAAGGACGGTAGACGCCATCCTGTCCCTTACGTGCCATAGCGGTAAGTACCACAGCCTCAAGCGGCTGGGTCGGGTGCATTGTCAAGTCACGAAGGTCGCGAAGTAGTGCACCCATGTGACGAAGTAGTTCGCCCCACTGCTGCATCTTCATTTGTTCGGTTCCTGCAATGTTGTCCATACACTTGACCTGCAACTCAGAGATTGAGTCAATAATCAAGGACTTGAACTGGTGCTTTCCACTCTGAAGCCACTGGAACGTCTTCATTACGACGTCGTAGTCGCGTACTTGGACAACAACAGTATCCCAAGTTCCGTCGGCTAGCGGTGGTTCTTCAGTAAGTGGATCCCAATACTTAACGTGAATAGGCAAGAATCGGTGTCCGCCTTCCACGTCGAGCATAAGGCGTGGGTATGGTGCTGTTACAGCAAAAGTCGACTTACCGACCTTAGATTCGCCATAAACCATAATTGTTAAACTGCGATCTACTGCATTAGCCATTACTCACTTCCCTTCTCTGTTTCTATTCCGTAGTATCCGTAAGGGTCGGCGACCGCAAACGCATCGCTAATTGCAGCCTCAGCGGCGCTTCCGTCGTCAACCAACGGGCAAATAGCGAAGAACTGGCACTTCCACTTACAGTCACGGCTTGGCTTTGGGTATACGTGACGGAAATGGCTCTCTCCAGCATCTAAAGCATCCCGAGCACGCAGGATGTCAGTTAGAGTGCCTTCAAGCCGCTCATAGAATGAGCGAAGTGCAAACTTATTGTGACGAACTTCAATCTGATCATAGAATGGTGGCTTAGCATAAGCACCGCGCTTGACCTTGCGAAGCATTGTAAAGATGGCCCCATCCGAGCGCTCACCTTCTTGATTCTGAGCCTCTTCTAGGAGCATGTAGGTTAGAACCTGCTCATTCATGTGGGCGATAGATCCAAAGTCAGCGAATGAGCCGCCGACGGTCTTAAAGTCACGGAACATACGTACGCCGTCAATCTTTCGACGTACACGCATATCGATCTTGCCCTGGAGCGTTACTCGGCCGTCCATCATTGGGCGCTCAATGACTTCTTCTGTAGAAATCATTTCAAGTTCAGCATCAATACCATTGAGCTCGACCCACTCAAGATATCCTTCTAACATTACTCGGCCTAGCTCGGCTTCAGTCTCTAGAGTAGAAGTGTCCCGATAAGCATCGTTCATCTTCTTCATATCTTCTCTAACTAGGTCGGCATGAGCGTCCAATAGTGGCTGCCCGTTCGAGTAATATCGATCTAGCGCTTCGTGAATTCTTGAACCTAGAGCCAGCGCTCCAGTAAATTCTTCAACCTTCGGTCTAAGCCTGCGGTAGTAAGTGAACCACCAACGACGTCGGCAATCCTTGAATGTTTGAATTTCTGAATTAGAAATTCTCACTGGGTCAGCCATTAGAGCGACTCCTTACTTTCCTTGAGCAACTTAAGGAGCTGCTCTTTGTCTTTTACAATCTGTTGGAAATTGTAGTCTTTAGCGCCTAAAGTTTCAATAACTTTTTCTTCTATAGTGTTTTCAGTTACATAGTCAGTAATGAGAATCGAATCGTGAATCTCGGAACCAATTCTGTGAACGCGATCCAAGGCCTGCTTGTAGTCAACAAGTGACCATGGTCTCTGAAGCATAACAAGTCGACGTGCAGCTGTCAAGGTGACACCAACACCACCAGCCTGGGCAGTAAAAAGAATCCACTTAGTCTTGCCAGACTGGAAGTCGTCGATAGCTTGCTGACGCTGGTACTCATCCTGAGCCCCGGTAATGAGCCCATGCTTTATCCCTTCTTTAGTCATTCTGGCACTTAATAATTCAATTAGCTGCCTAGATACGGCACAAACCGCAACTGAGTCCTCGCCGAAGTCGCCATTCTCAATATCATCCATCAGAGCATCGACCTTACAGGAAGGGTCTGACAATGTCATCTTTTCGCCAGCCTCTGTCAGCTCTATCTGACCATACGCGCTAGCAAACTGAATCAATCTTCCTGCCTGAACCATGGGGTTGGGGGCAACAATAACGTCTCCGCTAAACGCTCCGGCATCCATTTCTAACTGCTCTAAATCAGCTTCAGGAGTTGTCTCAAGCATCGCCATCATATTTTCAAGCATTTGCTTGTAGGCCTTTTCCTGCTTTGCACCCATCTCGACGTCGCGGCGATCGTTAATTACCTCGGGAAGCCAAGGAAGAACCTTTGCCTTAAGCATCCTTCTCATGCGGGGGTTGATTCCAGCAAAAAACTCTGACTCCATTGCCGGCTTTACGCCTAAAATCATGAGTCCACCAAAAGCATTCATCATAGTGTTGACATATCTATCTAGCCACTTTGTCTTGCTAGGCCACTCTTTAGCGTCTAACCAGTGCAAAATTGGCCACAAGTCAACTACGGTATTTGCAATAGGCGTACCGGTCAGTGCAAATCTAAATTCTGCATTACCAGAAGCTGCCCAAAGAGCTCGAGTCTGCTTAGACTTAGGATCTTTTGATCTGTGGATTTCGTCTGCAACAACAGACTTAAATGGAATGTTGTTTAACTCTCTCTTGTGAACCTCGCAGCGAGCGGGGGTAATCTTAGAGTCGTGGCCGCCACATTCGAGGCAGTGAGCCAATGCAATTGACCCGTAAGACAGTAGGCGTGAATGAGTTCTTAAAGATTCCCAGTTAATTACATAAACCTGAGCTTCATGGTCGAAAGCCTTGCGTCTCTGTACTGCCGAGCCCTTAATTACCTGAACATCTACTCCTGGCCACCAACGGTCAAATTCTCGTTCCCAGTTTGTTTTTAGTGTGTTTGGGCAAACAATTAGAGCTGGAAAAACCTCTTCACCCCTGTTTTGTAGCTCCTTAAGGGCACGAATAGCCTGAGCAGTCTTGCCTAAGCCAGGCTCATCTGCTAGTAGAGCTTTTTTAGCTGTAGCCAGAAACTTAACTCCAGCTCTCTGATGCGGAAAAAGATCTTCATCTCCCTCTTCGGAGACCTCAATCTCTCGAAGAAAGTTGCATGGATCAATACGGCTAGACTTCTCTGTCTTAGCCCACTCGGTGAGCTTGGGCCCAATCTCTAGCTGCTGACCAAACGTTGACCGCAAAGATAGGCAACCAGTCCAAGATACGGGGATACGCCAAACATTTTGCTTGTCGTCCCATCTAGAACCCGGCAGAGACCTACAAACCTCTTTTAAACGCCACTCAGCATTGATAATGATGTGGTCATTCTCTAATTCCACATAAACGCCCAACTGGGCCTCCATTCGTCACTACATACATATTATCATAAAACTTAGTCCATCGGGGGGACTTTTTTGATAATAATTATTCTTCTAACAATCTTACCGGCTTCCAGCCAGTTTTTACGTATCTAAGTAGGGCGTGTCGGATTGCATCTAGTGCGTGACCGCCCCCTCCAACGTGCCAGTAGTCTAACTTTTTAAGCTTCTTGTTGTCAAACATATTCATAGCATCTGCGGGGGCTTGGAAGTAGATGTCATCCATTGGACGCCCATTATCTTTTAGACACTGCTTTACTATGCCAATAACTTCCAAAGAATAGGGTGCCTGGGAGTTGCGAACCGTCTGAGCATTGATGATAAACCGCTCACATACAACGTCCAAATGGTGCCGCTTGTCTGGGGCCCATAAAACGCTCCGTACGGCCTCAGCGACTTCGTCCTGTTCTAGCTCTTTAGACCACTCTAAAACTGGCTCAGAATCGATTTGGCGGCTAAATAGGGCCATCCCAGTGGTCTTCCCTGGATCCACTGCCAGCACGTATTTATGCATACTTAGCGCCCCAGTTTTCTAGGGGGCCATCTACGTCGGCAGTTAGGGGTACCGCCCAGCCTTCTGTTGTAGTCATGCACTTTCTCACTAGCTGCTTAATTTCTTCAGCGTCCTTCCTAGGGGCATTTAGCACAATCTCATCATGAACTGGGACAATTAGCAAGTCAGTCAGATCAGCTTGGTCTAGCTTTACTAGGTTTGACTTAAATACTTCGGCGGCT